TGAAAGAACATCTTCATTTTCATTAGAGGCGTGGATTAAAACAAGTACAACTGCTGGAGATATTTTAACTCATTATAGTGGAGGTAAAGGATTTATTTCATATATTGCAACAGGAGGTAAAATATATTTCACATTAAGAAATACTTCTGGTACAAATGAAGCTTCTAGATATAGTTCAGGTTCAGTAACAGATGGAAATTGGCATCATGTAATAATAACTTATGATGGAAGTTCATCTAATACAGGAATTAAGATTTACATTGACGGTAATGATTCAACAGATACAGGAAGTGGTATAAATACTTTAACTAATAGTATTCAAGTAACTACTAGTCTAATTATGGGAGGTAGAACTGGTTCAGCTACTTTTACGGGACAAATTGATGAAGCTTTAATTTACAATAAAGAATTATCTTCTACAGAAGTTACAGCTAGATGGAATTCAGGCAGTGGGACAGAACAAGAAGGAGTAGATCAAAATAATCCTAATATTTATCCTAATACAGGATTTTCATTTACTACTAATTTAGATTCTTTTACAGAGACAGCTACTAAGCCAACTGGAACTGGAATTAAATATCATTGTAGTTCAGATGATGGTTCTACTTGGAAATATTGGAATGGTTCAATATGGACTACTACAGATAATAGTTATGCTCAAGCGAATGATGCTGCTACAGTAAATACATATATAAATTCCTTAGCATCTAGTGGGACATTTAAATTTCGTGCATTATTAAATTCAGATGGAACCACTACACCAGAATTAGATAATATTAATGTATCTGAGCCAATAACTTATTCAACTACTGATGATTTATATGTGGATACAAAAGATACAAGTCAAATTACTCCTGCAGTTATATTAGAATGGCTTACAACTACAATTTCAAATGTAAAACCAAGTAATACGGATATTAGGGTATTGTTTTCAACAGATAGTAGATCCAATTGGCAGACATATACAGGTGGAAGTTGGCAAGCTCCAACTTCAGCTACTACTCGAACTGATGCAACTTCAATTACAGATGCTCAAAATAATTTTAATGATTTAGCTTTAGGTTCAGGAACTTTAGATGTGAGAATATTTTTATATACTTCTGATAGTTCTGTTCGTCCTCAAGTTTCAAATATTAATGTAACTTCTGACGTTGGATTAGAAACTTCTGGAAATTGGATTAGTAATTCATACAATTGTAATTATCGTGATATGAATTGGGGTAAGGTAGAATGGGTGGAGACTATTCCTTCTGGAACTTCTATAATTTATAAAGTTAGAGCAGCTAATTCATCTGCAGTATTGGCAACTAAAAGCTATACTGTAATTTCTTCTAGTGGAGATGATGCTGGAGTTACAGGACAATATGTTCAATTTAGAATTGAATTTTCTGGTACATCTACTCAACGTCCAAGTTTAGATGAAATTTTAGTTAATTGGAATCTTCCAAATTCAGTGCAAATTAGTCCTTAAAGGCAGGGAAATGGACTTATCAAAACTTTCTTCTCAAGAGAAAATTACTATATTAAATCAAATTGAACAAGAAGAAAAAGAATTAGTTTCTCTATTAGATGAAACTAAACAAGCAGATCCATATTGGTGGTATGAACCATCTAGTGGAGATATTACAGATAAAGATCAAGAATTTTTAAAAAAATGGATTAAACCAGAAGATATTCCAGGCAAATTTGAAGGAGTTGATGTAACATTTAAAAGTAGTGCTAGAATTGTAGGAACTTTTGGTGGAAATCAATTAGGTAAAACAACAGCTTGTGCAATTAAATCTCATGCTAAAATAACAGGAGAATTACCTGTATCTTTAAAAAAGATTTATCCAGAATGGCGCTTACCAAAAAAATGGCCTGTATATGGCAGAGTTTACGGACTTAGTAATGCAGTAATTGATGAAGTTGTAATCCCTAAATTTAGAGAATGGATGCCAAGAAAATATTTAAAAGACGGAATGTGGGAAAAATCTTACTCTCGCCAAGACAGAGTTTTAAGATATTATAAAGACGGATATAAATTTATAGGTCATATTAAATTTATGTCTTGTGAACAAGAAGTTAGTAAATCACAAGGAGCTAGTCTATGGTTCGCTCATTTTGATGAAGAACCGCCCAAAGATTTTTATGATGAATGTCTTTCTCGTTTTATAGCAAATGGAGGAAAAGGAATAGATATAGAATTCTTTATGACTCCAACGAATGGATTAACTTGGACTTATAAAACTATTTTAAAGAAAAGCCATCTTCCAGATTCACAAGTAGAATGCTATAAAATAGCTACAATTACTAATAAATATGCAGATTTAGAGGCGTTAAATAAATTAATGGAAGATTTAGATACATATGATGAACGTAAAATGCGTTTGTTAGGAGAATTTATTTCTTTAAGTGGATTAATTTATACAGGCGCTTCTGAAATTAAACCTGATATTCATGTGATTGAACCGTTTCGTTTAGCTCAATACGATTATTTTATTGTGAGAGGTTTAGATCCTCATTTATCTAAACCCACAGCTTGTGTAGAAGTAGCTATAGATCAAGAAGGATTTGTTTATGTAGTGGGTTGTTATAAAAAGAATGCTGATACAGATCAAGTTAAACAAGATTTAGCTAAACGTGTGATAGAGAAAAAATATAGGTTAGGTTGGTCTGCTTATGATAAATCGTTAGATTATGAAATTAAAGCTCTCCATGATATTAATATCATAGATCAATTAAAACGACCGCCTAATCCAATTCCAGCCATGATTCCTTCAGAAAAATTTGAGGGATCAGTTAAAGCAGGAATTGATACAATTAAACAATATTTAAAAATAGACCCAGTAATTAAAGAACCTAAATTATTTTTCTTCGATACTCCTGAAGTTTGGGAATTGATTGAAGAAATGCAGACATTAGAACGAGATCAAGGTAGAAATGAAGAAAAACGAGGAATTAAAGACAGAATTCGTGAAGGTCCAAAAGATTTACATGCAGCTTTAAGATATATATTTCAAAAACCATTAGAATGGGTAGCACCAGAAAGCACTTATTATGGCACTTATGATGAAGATTTAACAGAGGAGAGGTTTATATAATGGACCCTAGAAAATTAGTTGAAGATGAAAAGCCAGTTCGAAATACTGATGAAGTTCTAGATACTATGTTAGCTTATTATGATGAGTCTAAGACAATTCGTAATACGTTAGAGTATCGTTGGACTAAAAATCAAAAACTTTTAAAAGGAATTCCTCTATATAAAGAGAAAGATACAAGTACAGTAAGAAAAAGACCGAAAATTAGATTTAGAAAAATATGGTCTAATGCAGTTCGTTTACTTGCCTCTCTTTATCAAGCCTTTCTTTTAGATAAAAATAAATTTAAAATTCAAGGTTTTGATCAATTAATGGATTGGATGAAGGCCAGAGTTTTACAGGTAATGACTGAATATCGTCTTAATTGGCTTTATAGACGTAGAGATGGATTTGTGAAATTTATTTGGTCTTTTCTTGATTGTATTTGTCCAGGAACTTCTGTAGTTAAAGTTCATTGGAAATTTAATGAAGATATGGATATTGATGAACCTTGTATAACTCCTTATCCATTAGAGCAAGTCTGTCTTGATTGGGCACAAGCTACAGTTAGTGATATGAGATACATTTGTTTAGAAAATTATTTAACTAAAGATCAAATGAAAGAAATGGATTATAACAATATAGAAGATACTATTGCAGTTGAAATTCCTCAAAGTTCATTAAGAGATACAAGATTTTATGAAGTAGGAGATCCAGCTAGAAAAATTAGTGGAACTGGAGGAAACTACGCAGATGGAACTATCGGAGATAATTATCCATCTCCAGGATCAACAGGAGAGGCAGTAAAAGATTATGTTCAATTAAGATATCGTGTTGTTGAATGTTTTTATAAAAAAGAAGGAAAGATTTATTTTTGTGTATTTAATCCAGATGGATTTGTCTGGTTACAAAAACCAATAGTCAGTCCGTATGGTAAAATCTATCCAATAGCTGTGGGGTCTGTATTATTAGAAGCCCATAAACTAATTCCAGAAAGTATAGTCGAACCTTTAGAAGGACCTCAAGAAGATTTAAATATGACAATGAATCTTCGTAAAGAAAATCAACTTCTTGCTATGATGGGTGGATGGAGTATAGATAAATTTGGTGGAGTCGACAGACAGGCATTAACTAATTTACGACCTGGTTTTGTTGTCACTAGAAATAGTGGTCAAGGATTAGTTGAACCTTTACGATTGCCTGATGTAACTCAAACATCTTATGTAGAAGCTAACGCCGATCAAATAATGATTGATGAAATGATGGGAATTACTCAAATTAAACAAGGACAAACTACTACATCTAAAACTGGAGTAGCTGCAATTAATCTTCAAGA